GCGAGGTCCAGTAGTTTCCGACCATCGGCACCTTGCCAGCGGCGCTGTCCTTCAGCCCGGCGAGAATGGAGGTGTCGCCAAGCTGGGCCTCGGCATATTTCGCACGCTCGAAGAACTTGAGTGTCTTGGCCTGTGTCTCGGTCAACTTGATGTTGCCAACCTTCGAGCCGGGTGTGACGTCAACCCAAGTGCCATCTTTCTGCCGCTCGAACAGCAGGTCACCAATCTTCTCGCGTGGCGGAGCCTTGCCAACTTCAACTTCCTGCTCAGTTTTTTTAATGTTGAGTTCGCGTTGACGCTCTTCCTGCGCCCGCTGCGTCGTTGACTTGTAGCGCAAGTCCTCAAGATTTTGTTCGGCAATCTGACGGTCGGCTTTCAGCTTCAGCGCCTCTTCTGGCCGGTTCTGAGCCTTGGCGATTGCCTCTTCGATCGTCAGTCGATCAATGCGCGTTTTCAGGTCGCGCTCAGGCGCCTTCAAATCCCATTCGCGCTTCGCTTTGACGTTTGCCTCGTAGGTCTCGCGAGCATTTTTGTAGCGCTCCTGCTGGATAGTCTCCAGATGCGCCCGGTATCTCTCCTCATTGTCATACTCACGCTTCGCCTTTGCCTGAAGTTCTGGGCTGACATTCGGGTTGTTGATGAACTGCTCCCAATATCGCTGGGCCTTCGACGGGCCAAGTATTCTTGGCTCAGGCGGCGGCTTGCCGGGGTCAGGGAACTCACGCGCTATTTCCGGCGGGATAGGCTGCGACGACGGCGGCGCGTCAGGCGCTGGCACAGGTCTGATGCCCTGAGAAGTGTCAGTCTGTGGCGCTTGCGCCACCACCCCGCCATAACCGACCGGGGGCGCGAGCGGAATGCCAGCTTGCGCCGTTGCCCCCATAGGAGGCGCCGTGACGGCGTCAGAAGAAACCACCGGAGAAGTCGGCGGCAGCGAAGCGCTCGTCGTCGGGGACGATGAAGTCCCCGCTTGGGTAGGGTCCGGCTGCGGCACCACCGGGGCCGTTGGCTGCTGGCTCTGGAGTGCGTCGGTGATGGCGTTGCGCCGGTCCTCGATGCTCTGGTCTACGCCGGTGCCGCCCAGCGTCCCCATCGGGTTGAGGCCTGTTGCCGGAGCGTCGCTGACGACGCCAGTCCTGCCAAGCGCCGCAGTCGGCGCATAGAACGGCGAACCCGGCCGACGGCCGACAATGTCCTGCAAGCGAGTGTCGGCGACCGCGTCCTCCTGCGTCGGCGGCTGCTGCGCTTGCTGGCTCATCAGCGCCAGCGTCACCGCGTCACGCTGCGCCGCCAGTTCGTCCGGCGCCGGAGCGCCGCCTGTGCGGCCATCGCCGCCAACTCTGGCTCCAGCTACCTGCTCGCCACCGCCGCCGCCGGGCTGCACCTCGCGTGAGGCATAAGTCGGGTCACCGCCACCGCGCAGATAGCTGGCGCTGCGGGTTGCCAGATGCTCTGCCGCTGGCTTGAGGTAGCCGCGCAGGAACTGGTCGGCGGCGACGCCGGAGTTGGGCGCCGTGTTCATTCCGGCAAAAGTGCGGTTGTAGTCCGGCCGGGTTGGGTCTTGCAGCCGCTCGACCGTGTACTGCGTTTGCAGCTTCGGGTCGCGCCAGTCGCTGCCGGGGTGGTTCTGGTCGATCCACTTGACGAAATTATTCCACTCGTCGCCGCCCTCCTGATAGAGACCGTGCGCGAAACGAGCCTCACCGCTGAAACCGGGCTGATCTGGGTGGCGCAGATTGTAGTTGAAGTTGCTTTCGTCGCGGACGTTGCGCTCCAGCCCGGCGATCGCGTTCGGGGTCATGCCGCCGCGTGCGGCGACGGCCTCCATTGTCGATCGCACGCCGCTGGTAGTGCGCGGGTCGCCCATAGGCAGCGGGACGTCAGGCGCTGGCACCGGCTCTTGCGGCGCTTGCGGCTTCACCTCGGCGACCATGTTCGCCATGTCCGGCACGGTGTTGCCGCCAACCAGATCAGACTTCGCCATCTGCGGGCTGAAGAACATATTCTGCACTTCAGGCGGTGACACCGACGCCGTCTGCACCGGCGTAGCATCCGGTTGCGGCTCGCTCACCGCAGAGAAGCGCTGGTCGAATGTAGGCGCCCCTGTATCGGCCTCGCTCACCGGCCACGGCTCGACTGGAGCCACCGTCGGCCACCCCGTCAGATCAGGAGACTGTGGCGCTGGCGTTACCGGAGCAGGAGGCGGCTGGGAAGTCGTAGTCGTCTGCGGCTGATCGACTTTTGTCGTCGGGCGATCGCGATTGTATTCTTCGTCGCTCGCTGCGGGCGCGTATTCTCCTTTTGGCGCACCTTTGACAAAACCGGCTTCCTTCTCCTTCTGTCTCCGCTCCGCCATGCGGAGACCAAGGTCACTCAGCGCGTCGCCGATCGCTTCGCCCAGATAGGTCATCCCCTCGCCCTTGGTCTTGGGGAAGCCCTTCTGTCGGCTCGCCAGCGCTGCGGCAATAGCGCGGCGCTGCTTGAGTTCCTCATAATTCAGGCCGGTACCACCGCCGAAGATGAAGCCGCCATCTGTGAGTGCCATGTCACGCCGCCTTCAAAATGCTGCCCATGACCATGCCGGGATTGATGTGCTTGCGACCGGCGATAGTCTTGACTGCCCGCTTGTCGATCTTCTCGACGTCCTGCGCCATCGGGCCGACATGGCGCTCGCTCTCCGGGTCGCGCTTGTAGCTGTACTCGTAGATCGGCAGTTCTTTCGCCTCGCCTTCCGGGTTGGCGGCGAATACGGTGGCGAGCGGAACGACGTTCTCCTTCTCGCGAACGTCCGACATCATCATCCCCATGCCGCCGCGCAGCAGACCGCCAGCCAAGCCAAAGATGCCGCCCATCTGCGCGTTGTAGTTCGCGCTCTCCTGCTTGTAGATGTCCATGTCCTGCGAGAAGCGGGTGTTGATCAGGCCAGCGACATCGGTGGTCGGGATCTGATTGTTCGGCGTGTTGACGAAGTTCGGGTTGTTGATCTGCGAGCCGGAGAGTAGCGAACTGATTTCATTGATCGGCTGGTTGCGAAGAGCGTACTGCTCGTTCATGTACTGGTTACGCGCCATGTTCTGCGCGTTGAACGACGTCTGCTGCTGCGCCAGTTGCTGCGCCAGACCGGCGTTGGCGAACTCGCCGCGTGACGCCGCTTGCGTGAAGGTGTCGCGCTGCGCCTGATTGGCGAAAGTGCCGCTCTGTAGCAACTCCTGATACTTCTGCTGCTGCGCAGCGTTCTCGAACCCGGCCTTCTGCGCGGCCATATCCATCATGCGCTGCTGCTCTTGGCCCGCTTGCGCGGTTACACCCAAGCGCAGATCGTTGGCTTGACGACTATAATCGTCCATCGCCGCCTTGTAGGCGGTCGAGCCGTAGCGGATGCCTTGGTCCTGCAAGCGCTGCTCGATGTTCGAGCGCTCGCGGCTTAACTGCGGGTTAAGGCGACCGTACAGCGCCTCCTCCACGCGACTGCGGTCTGAACTGAAGTCGTCGGCGGGACCATAGGTTCGGGTGATCTCGCCAGCGTCCCCCAGCGTCGTTTGCTGCTGGCCCGCATCGCCGAATGTGGTCGCTGCACCCGGCACGCCGCTGATCCTGCTTGGGTCGGCCGCATCCGGTGCGCCGGTCAGGTCGATGCTGTCGGCCAGATGCTCGGACAGCCGCGCCGACTGCGCATTCGCCATGCCAGCCAAGTTAAACTTGGCAGCTTGGTTCTGGTCCTCGATGGCTTGCGCTTGCGGCGATCGTATCTGTGTTGCACTGAACCTCGGGATCTGGACGTTCAGTCCGGTGTACGGATCGTTCCAAGTGTAGTTGTCGGTTACGTCGTAGCGGAGTTCACCCTCGGGCGTTACCTGATTGGTGTTGTTCAAAAACGCATTGGCGATCGACGTCGCGACGTTGGTTGACGTCGAGGCACGCGCCGTGTCCTGCGGATTTGGTGCCGGAGGCGGTGACGGTGAACTCTTGCCCATGATCTAGTACCTGAGTTGGCTCCCGCCCGGCGGCTGCATCTGCGAACCGGGCTGCTCGATCGGCAACGGCTGTCCGACAAGGTTTGGCGTCTTTGGCATCGGCCCTTGCGGCAGACCGGCGCGTCCCATGCCGGGCATGCCGGGCATCGACTGCGGCGGCGCTCCCGGTGCTGGCGGACCTTGCACGCCGCCTCCCATTGGCTGGCTCTGCACCGGCGACGGCCCGGTCGGCGCATAACCCTGCTGCGGTGGCGCCATTCCGGTCATGGCGCCGCCACCGGCGGGCGGCACGATCGGCCCGGTTACCGATGGCGCCGCTGTCGCGCCGTACTGCATGTCCGCCCCCGGCATGCCGGTAGGCGGCGGCGGATTGGCGATACCCATCAGCGCTTGCACGATGGCATTGCGCTGCGAGTTGACCATGTTGGGGTCTGAATAATTTGGCATCTACGCGGCCTCCTCCAGCCCAGCATCAATCTCGTGATGTCTGAACCTTTTGTTGAAGCGGTTACCGGCCCAAGCCTCTTGCGTCAGCAGACACAGCACGCCGTCTTTGCCGCGCCCAAACATCCTCGGTATCTTGATGAAGGTGTAGTCGTAGACCGCAAGCTGACGCAGCAGCCGCTCGTTCTCGATCGGCGTGCGCTGCACGAGCATCTGCACCCCGCACTGAATGAACGGATAGCGATACATGCGCTCGATGGTGCCGCGCATCAGCCAGTGCGGGTCGATCGCGGCACCACTCATCTCGATCAGTCCGGCGTCGGGGTCGTAGTTGTGATAAACCAGCCCGCCGATAAGGATGCCGTCCTCGTTGATCACGCCAATCGTCGCGAAGTTGCCGCCAAAGCCGTTGCGGTTGTGCGGGATCATGCTGGCAACGAAGTCGCCGACGATCTGGTCTTGCCCGTAGACGTAGCGCAGCATCAGTAGATGAACCTTCCGTTGATGTTGTCATTGTCGAGCCTCGGGTCGCGCAGATACCCGGCTGGCCTCGGCTTCTCGTCCAGCGCAACTGGGGCCACTGCCGCTGGCTGACCCTGCGCCGCCGCGTTTGCTGCAAGTCTTGCAGCAATAGCGGCGCGGCGGGCTTCCATGTCATAGGGTCGCCCGCCCTGCGCCGCTGCGCGGAGAGCGTTAGGGTCGATCATCCCTCGCGGGTCGCCATAGGTCTGCGTCATGGGAAGCGGCCCGCCATAGACGCCATCGCCACGACTGTACGTTGTCGGCCGGTACTCCGCTGGCATACGGGTCATGTCGAGTTCGTCGGATGACAATCGATGGCCCGGCCCGCTCTGCGAATAATACTGCGAGACCGCATCCTCCGACGGCGCGAAGCCACGGATGTAAGCGGGAGCAAACAGGCCGCTCAGCGCCCCTTGAGGGTTGTAGGTCTCGAACAGACTGCCCATTGCCGGGGCGGCTTGCTCAGCCGGTGGCGGCGGTGCGAACTCGGGTACTGGCGGTGCGGATGGCATGGTGCCCTCAGACGTTTGCGCCCAGCTTCTCGTACATTGCGGCGATCGAGATCAGTTCGACGTTCGGCTTGCCCTGCTGCGCGACCGCGACCTGCACGATCGGCGCGTGCGAGAAGCCGGTCTCGCCGATCGACACCCAACCGGTATTGCGGACCACCGGCGTGACCAGCGCACTCTCCTGATCCCACAGCGCCTGATCCCACAGGCCCTGATCCCAGACGTCCGGCACGCCGGGGTCCGCTGCTGGCACCGGCGGTGTCGGCAAGCGCAGGACGTAATCCGTGCATGCCGCAAGTTGCGGCTGGAACGGTTCGCCGGACGACGATGTGAAAGTGGCGCGAGCCTGACGCCAGACCACCGACACCGGCGGGGTCTGGAACATCTCCCAGCCGCCGACCAGTATAGCGGTGTAGGGAAGGCCGTCATCAAAGCCGGTGCGGTCGGCTTGCATGATGACGCCGCCCTGCGTTCCGAAAAACAAACTGTTGCGCGAGTACAGGAAGCAGGTGGCGTCGTAGCCGACTAACCGGCACCACGCAGTGGTCTGCGTGTTGACGACAAGGCAGTAGCGTTTGCCGACCGGCCCTCCCGGCGTCGTCACGAATGCGCCGCCGTACTGGTCCCACTTTTTCATCGTCCACGGCAGATTGTTTTTGTCGGCGACCTCGGCCCGCCACATCGGCTTGATGTTGCGCGTGAGCATTGCGAGTTCGAGTTGGTCGGCTGTCTTGGTGATCGCTTGCGACAGCGGCGCGATGCCATCCACGGTGGCGATCAGCAAATCACCGCCGATCGACATATGCGCGTTCATGCCCATCGGCTTGCTGACCTGATAGCGACCCTCTTGCCGCCAGTTCGCTGCGTCGCTCGGATTGCTGCCGGTGAAGATGATCGCCTCGCCTTCGCTGGTGTAGAACACGCACTTGTCGTCAGTGCCATCACCGGCGTCGATCGACCATGTGGCGCCAAACACCAGCTTGCCGCCCTTGTTGGCGGCGCCAGAAAGCGGAATGACCTGAAGGGCGCCCTGTATCGAGTTCACATCGAGGTACCAAGCATTCATGCTATCGGCCTCGATGAAGAACAGGCGGCTGCGATACTTCCAGACGTAGACGAGGTTCTCCCCGGCAGCGACCGGCGTACCGGCTGGTCCAGTGATCTGCCCGCCGTTGAGAACGGTCCACGCCGTGCCGTCGAAGCGCAGCGGCGGGTCGCCGCGATCGTTGACGGCGATCAGGAAGTCACCACCGGCATTCGCCATCTGGGTAGCGGCGTAGTTGCCGGACGATTGCCCGCCCTTGACCAGCACCGGCACGCTTGTGGTTACGTCGTACAGCTTGGTGTCGTTAGCAGCGAACATCCTCTCGGCAGTGGCGCTCTTGTACTCAAAACCTGAAACGACCGGCAGTTGCTCAGGCAGGGCGCACCAGCGTGTGCAGCCGCCGCGCAGCTTGACGCCGCGCATGGTCGGCACCCAGTTGTCGCAGATGATGGCGGCGCCCGGCTGCATGAAGGTGTAGTTCTCGCTCTGCACGATGCCGCGTGTCGGCGCCGGGATGATGTACGGCGTCGAGCGTTGTGCCATCTGCGGCGGCACCGGCACCCTGCGAAATGCTTGGTGAAGGCTCATGGCGTCGGCGCCGGGAATGGATAGGCAGTGGCGGCGTTGGCGGAGATCGGTGTGCGGCCAATGTAGATCGGCGCTGGCTGGTCAGTCCCCATCGCCATCGTGAGGGCGTCGCCGTACGTCCCCATGTCCTCGGTGTAAGGCGTGCCCTTGTACGCTTTCCACTGCCAGATCATGCCCAGCTTCAGCAGCCGGTCGCCCAGCACGAAGCTGTCGCCGTCGGCCATGAAGGCGTCACCGGCGCCTCCGGCGGCGAGTGTGATGCAGTTCTTGTGCAGGTAGGCAAACGTCGCAGTCTGGCCGACCTTCAGCACAGGCTGGATGTGCATCTTCCCGCCCATGATCGTCCACTCGCCGCGAGTGTCGTAGTTGCCCTGCGCCCGGCGCTGTATCCACTCATCGGTGTCAACGATGAAGCGCATCGGGAACTGCGTCTGCGTGGAGCGCCAGACGTTTGCCGTGAGCAGCATGCGCTTGTAGTCCGCCGGGAGGTCGAAGGCAGTCTTGATGCCGTCGCCGGTCATGGTCGCCAGCACCTTCAGCGCCGTCCACTCGCGGGTGTCGTACGAGATGCGCTGCGCCATCTCGTTGGCGAGCGAAAGCATCTCCTGCATCGTGCGGTTGCCGGTGATACTGGTAAATACGGAAGTCGGCGGGATCAGAACGCCGACT